CCGAAACATCGGACGCTCGCTACCTTCCGATGAAGGCTCTGGGCGGGCGTGTCGAAATTCGCGACCTGCTCAACCTGCCCAACGTCAACGCTACCAAGATCGAGGTTGAGCCGGGAGCCTATCCGCACACCGTCTACACCCTGCCGGATGACACTCTGACCTATACGATCATCAGCGGCAACAACACCGGGCTGTTTACTCTGGTCGGAAATGTGCTCAAGCTCGCGTCTGGCAGCGGTGTTGACTGGACGGCACCGTCCAACAAGACGGTCACACTCCTTGCGACTGACGGGTATCTCTATGCTGAGTTCAAGGTCAGCGTCATGCTCGGCCTCAACTGGTACGAGGGCGACGCACAGTTCGCGTGGTCCGGCATCACCGACAGCGATCCGGCAGCCATCAACCCTCTGATCGGCGGCAACCTCACCCTCACGGGCGCAGGCGCGACCGTGTCTGGCGGCATGTGGGCCATGGGCGGAAACAACACCTACACCAGCAGTTCGTCGGGGAGCGGGGCGGGCAATACACCTTGGCTCGTCGCAGCAGTCCTCGACCGCAACAGCGACTTGAGCGGCTACAAGGGGCCTGTGCAGTTCGGCAACAGTAGCAAGGTACTCACCTTCTACACGGGCGGTGGCGGTGCCTCGAACTTCACGGCCCGTTTCCTGCAAGGCTCCAACACGGACGTCAAGTTCGCCACACCGAATGCGCCGAGCGGCAAGCACGTGTTCTGGGCGTTCTGGGACGGCACCAAGGTCCGAGCAGGCTACGACCAGATCGAGAACACCGCAGCAGCTGTCACCAAGGACATGTCCTCGGGCATCACACAATATGTCAAGATTGGCGACAACACCCAGATGAAGGTCGGGGCTGTTCAATCGGTGGCCCGAGCGGGTATGACGATCGAGGATGCTCTGGCTATTGTCGCCAAGATGCAGACGCATCACAGCATCCCGTAACGAAGGAGGAAAGCATGGGACTTCTGTCAGCGTTCTTTGGGCTCTTCAGCGAGAAGCGTCGTCTCCGGAACGCGATCGAACGGGTTACCGGCGATATCAATTCCATCGACAAGGCCCTCGCCAAGGGGCGCGGCGATGCGCCTGCGCTCCTCGCGAAGCGCAGCAACCTCATCGCCCGTCGGCTGGCGCTGACGGCCCAGCTCGAAGCGCTCGAAGACTAACAGGCTGTCTGACCGGGCGGCGCAGCCCCGCCCACTGGAGGTAACGTCAAATGCTCTTTCCCCCGCAACAGATCGAAGCCGCGCGCAACAACATCGGCGAAGCAATCGCTTCTGCGCGTCGCATCGCGCAGGCGCGGGGCGGCAAGCAGGGCGGCCAGTTCCAGCAGCCCGGTCAGCTGCCAACGCAGCCGGGTATGCCGATGCAGCCCCAGCAGCCGGGTATGCCCGCGCAGGGCATGGTCCAGCCGGGCACGCTGATGCCCCAGCAGGGGCAGCAGAACGCCGGGCCGCAGGGTCCGGTGGCGATGCCACAGATGACGATGCAGGGCATGCCCCCGCAGGCTCTTGCTGCGATCCAGCAGGCGCAGATGATGCAGGCCCAGATGGCGGCGGCCCAGCAGGGCCAACAGGGCCAGATGCCGTTCGGTGGCGCTATCGCGGGGCAAGCCAGCCCCGAGATGCAGGCAAGCATAGCGCAGTTCATGGCGCAGCGTGGAGGCCAGCAACAGCGCGGCCCGAACGTCCTCGCCCAGATGGCGGCGCGGTACGGTCAACAGGGGGGTCAACCCGGCGCGGGTGGCCCGGTTCAGGGAGGTCAGTAACATGGCGGTGAAATACGGTGAGTTCGAGTTCCCCTCGGACAAGGGCTTCACGGGTTCGTCGGGCAAGACGCTCGTCAAGGCGCACTACCGGCAGGGCGGCCCTGTCAGCGACAAGGACCGTGCGTTCGCGACGGCAGCCCAGCAGGAGCGCATGACGGACCTCGCCACGCGCAAGGCCTCCGCCGAGGAGGCTCCGCTGGCGGTGATCCGGCGCGCGTCGAAGGGGGCCGGGGCTATCAGCGATCAGGATCGCGCCAAGCTTGCCCGCAACGCCAAGCTCGGCCTCGCCGGGGGTGGTGCCGTGCGCGGTACCGGGCCTGAGAAGTCTTCGGCCAACAGCCTCGCCCGGGGGTACAAGAGCGGCGGCTGCGTCGGCAAGAAGAACCCGCACAACGTCGGTTCGCGCGAGCCGGTGATCAAGAAGGGCCTTGGCGGCACCGTCAAGAAGGTCGCGGGCTCCGGCCTGTTCGGTCTCGCCGGTCTGGCGGCGTCCGGCGCGCTCGGCGGCAAGGACGAGGACAAGCCCCTCGCACAGCAGATGAACGAGGCGCAGCGCAACAAGATGACCGGAAACGCTTGACGTCGGGCGTTCGTTCCGGCAGCGTGTCGGAGCCTTTCGGCATCTCTCCTGCAAACTAGGCCGCCCGACTTGATGTTGGGCGGCCTTTTTGCTACCGTCTGCCCAGCCAGAAATGTCCGCTCCCGCTAGTGGACTGCTGAACCAAGCAGCGAGCGGGAACATATGGCCTTTTCAGAGACAGTCTCCCAAACCGTGTTCAACACGCGCAAGGTGATCGACAGCGCGATGCGGCGCTGCCGTGTCCCGGCGCAGACGATCACCGGCGAGCATATCGAGATCGCGAAGGACCAACTCTTCCTGCTCCTGTCGGCGTGGGCGAACGACGGTGCTCCGCTATGGTGCGTCGAGAAGCAGCTGTACGGCCTCACAGCGGGCCGTGGAGCGCTTCAGCTCGATATCGGTACCGTTGACCTCCGCGACGTCAACTTGCGCTCCATGTCCCCTCTGACGGGCACGGAGACGGCAACCGTGACCTACTACTCCGTCCTGTTCGGCGAAGCGTCCTCGGTATCGACCGTCGGCGTGCTCTGGGACGACGTCAGCGTGCCGCTGTCGCTGGAGGTCTCCGATGACGGCGCGACGTGGACCGTGCTGCAGACGGTCGCCGCGACCGGCAGCATCGGCGAGTGGACGTGGGTCGACATCGACACCGTCACCCCGGGGCTCTACTTCCGCGTCCGCGCGACCAGCGGCGTCCTTTCCTACACGCAAGTCTACCTCGGCAACCGGCCGAACGAAATCCCGATCGCCCGGCTCAACCACAACGACTACGCCTCGCTGCCGGACAAGACGTTCCAGTCGTCGCGCCCGCTGCAGTTCTGGTTCGACCGGCAGGTGCGCCAGCCGGTCATGCACCTCTGGCCGGTGCCCAGCGCAGCGGCAACCACCAGCCTGATCGTGCTCTGGCGTCATCGGCAGATCATGGACGTCGGCACCCTCGCGCAGGAGATCGAGGTGCCGCAGCGCTGGTATGATGCGCTCGTTGCCGGGCTTGCAGCCAAGCTCGTCTACGAGATCGCCGAGGCCGACATGGGCGTCGCGTCGATCCTCGAAGGCAAGGCCGAGCAGGCTCTCTACAAGGTACGTGCCGAGGAGCGCGATAACTCGTCGGTCAAGATCGCGCCCAACATCTCAGCGTACACGAGCTGACCGCATGGGCATCTGGCTGGACCCCACGGGAAAAAGCACCTATGGCATAGGGATATGCGACCGGTGCAAGCGCAAGTTTTCGCTGGACGACCTCGGACCTGACCCCAACTCCCCGGGGCTCAAGGTCTGCGCGGCCGACCGAGACGACTACGATCCCTACCGCCTGCCAGCGCGACAGACCGAAAACATCACACTTCGTTTTGTACGACCCGACGCGGACCTCGAACCGTGAGGCGGGCAGCAGGCATAACAGATACGGGGGTATCCGACTTGGACGCATTCAACATCCACGACGCCGCGCCGTGGGCGTGGACCGGAGGGGCGGGCTTTCTGGGCCGTCTCATGTACCACGCCAAGCAGGCGCAGCTCGGCAAGCGACGCTTCTTCAGCCTCGCGATGCTGCTCGATCTGCCGATCGCGCTAGGCATGGGCTGGGTGATGTACGGCTTCACCGTCTGGTTCAAGCTGCCCATGGAGGTGACCATATCCGCCGCGATCATCGGTGCCTACATCGGCCCGCGCGGCGTCGACCAGCTGTTCGAGCGCTGGCAGGACAAGCAATTCGGCAAAGAGGGAGACGCGTAATGTGGACTTGGGACCAGAGCGCCGGGGAGCTGCGCCGCGACGGCGCGTTCGTCGGCAAGGGCTACAGTGGCAACGGCCGGGGTAAGAACAACCCCAGCCTGCAGGCTGCCAAGGGCGTGGGTCCGATCCCGCGCGGCAAGTGGAAGCTGACGTCGGTTTACGACAGCAAGAACACCGGACCCTACACCGTCGTGGTGCAGGCGCAGGATGGCACGGTGGACGACGTCCACCAACCGACGGGGCGCAGCGCGTTCCGCATCCACGGTGACAGCGTGAAAAACCCGGGCACGGCGAGCCGTGGGTGCATCATTCTCCCGCGTATCCTGCGCGAGCGGATGTGGAAGAGCGGGGATCACCTGCTCGAAGTCGTCGAATGAAGGAGACAAGACATGCAGTTCCTCGAAGGTAAGAAGACCTATATCATCGCTTTCGTCGCTGCGGCATGCGCAGCGGCTGAAGCGCTGGGCTACAGCATCCCGCCGTACGTCTACGCGTTCCTCGGATCGCTGGGCCTCTACACGACCCGCAAGGCGATCGGCTAAATGTGGGGCGATCTTCGCCTCTGGGCCACCCTGCTCGCCGTCGTCGCAGCTGCCATCGGCGGCTGGGTCGTGCGCGACTGGAAGGCCGATGCTGACCTGCTCGCTGCGCACCAGCACAGCGACAAGGTGCAGGAGGCGATGCTTGCCACTGTCGGGAGCGCAGCGGCCACGTACGAGGTCTTCCGGGCCACGGACGAGCCGCTGCGCTCTACGAGCACCAACACCATCCGAGAGGTCTACAAAAATGCGCCGCCGGTCGACATCAATTGCGCTCTGCTGCCTGATGCTGCTCGGGTGCTCCAAGGTGCGGTTGACGCCGCAAATGCCGCTGCCCGAGGCGAACTTGGCCGCCCCGTGTTCACCCCTGCCCGCCCCGCCGACGCTCGATCCGGAACGGGCGATGTGGGAGACTTCGGTGGTCCTGTTCTACCGAGACTGCGCTGGGAAACACTGGATGACGATCGAAGCTTGGCGCAGAGCCGTTAAGGAACAAGGGAAGTAGACCATGGCGACTGCGATGACCTTCACCTCCCTGCAGGAGGACGTCCGGAAGTATCTGGAACGCGGGAGCGTCGCGGACGCGGATGTCTACGCGCAAATCCCCTCGCTCATCAATCTGGCCGAGCGGCAGATCGCAAGCGAGCTGAAGGTTCAGGGCTTCATCGACGTCCTGTCCTTCAACCTCGTCGCGGGCCAGTCGGTCTACGACAAGCCGGATCGCTGGCGCAAGACGGTGTCCATGACCATAGGGACTGGTGCCACGAACGAGCAGCGCAAGACCATCTTCGCCCGCTCGTACGAATACTGCCGGGCCTACTGGCCCGACGCGACCGCGACCGAGGAGCCCGAGCTTTACGCCGACTACGACTACAGCCACTGGCTGGTGGTGCCTACGCCCGACGCGAGCTACCCCGCCGAGGTGCTGGTCGACCGCATGCCCGCGCTGCTCGACGACGTCACCCAGACCAACTGGCTGACCGACTTCGCGCCGCAGCTGCTGCTCTACCGCACCTTGCTGGAGGCTGCACCGTTCCTCAAGAACGACGAGCGCATCGCCGTGTGGCAGGGCCTCTACGACCGCGCCGCCGCGATGATCAACGGCGAAGACCTAGCCAAGATTTTTGACCGGGCAGCCGCCCGCAAGGAGGCCTGATGACCAGTTTCACCGATGTGTTCGGAGGCGGCACCGTCTACCCTTCCGACGTCTCGCTCCTCCCGGTGACGCTCACGGCCGACATCACGCTCGACTGGCCGCTGGAAACCAGCGGTGCCGAGGACGTGCTTTCCAGCATCCTCGACGTCACGCCGAGTGCCAATGGCTGGGTTATCACCCTGCCGGACGCCACGCGTGGCAGCCCGGGGCGTGCGGTGCTCTTCAACAACCTGTCGGGCACCTACAACTTCCTCGTCAAGGACAACGCCGGGGCCACCCTCGCGACGATCGCGGCGGGCGAGCAGTGGGAGCTGTACCTCGCAGTGAACACCACCGCTGCCGGGACGTGGCGCGTCTTCCGCTTCGGCGCGTCGACCGCGACTGTGCAGCCGTCCAGCCTTGTCGGCTACGGCATGGTGGTGACCGGCTCGACGCTATCGCAGTCGATGCCCGTGACGACCTTCAGCACCACCGGGCTGACCGTGGCGACCTCGAACCGAGGCGGTGCGATGGTCTGGACCGGTGCCGGGGCGGGCACGCTCGACCTGCTCGCCGCAGCCTCGGCCGGGAACAACTTCTTCGTCGCGGTGCGCAACGAGGGCGGCGGCAACCTGACCATCGACCCCAACGGCTCCGAGACCGTCAACAGCGACACCACGCTGGTGCTTTCGCCCGGCGACAGCTGCTTGCTGATCACCGACGGCTCGAACTGGTATACGATCGGCTTCGGGCAGGACGCGACCTTCATCTTCGACTACACGTCGATCAGCGTCACCGGAGGGACCAAGACCCTTGCCGGGTCGGAACTGAACCGCATCGCCTACAAGTTCGTCGGCATCTTGGTGTCCAATCAGTCGATCGTAGTGCCCTCGACGATCCAGCAATACTGGGTCGACAACGCGACCACGGGCTCCTTCACGCTCGGCCTCAAGACCGCAGCGGGCACCATCGTGACCGTGCCGCAGGGCTCGCGCGGCATCTACTACTGCGACGGTACGAACATCATCAAGGCTGACACGGCCAGCATCGCCACCCCGTTCGCTATCAGCGACGGCGGCACGGGTGCGACGACTGCGTCGGCCGCGCGTCTCAGCCTTGGGGTCACCGCGTTCGCGGATGCGATCGTCACCGCCACCACGGCGGCGGGGGTGCGTACCGTGATCGGCGCAGCCGCGTCCGGCGCGAACAACGACATCACGTCGCTCGCGGCGCTCTCGACAGCGCTCACGGCGGCGCAGGGCGGCACCGGGCTCACCAGCTACGCCGTCGGCGACCTGATCTATGCGAGCGGGGCCACGACCCTCGCGAAGCTGGCTGATGTCGCGACGGGCAACGTGCTCCTCTCCGGCGGTGTCACGACCGCTCCGGCGTGGGGCAAGGTCGGACTGACCACGCACATCTCCGGCACGCTGGCGGTGGGTAACGGCGGCACCGGCGCAACGACCCTGACCGGCATCCTCAAGGGCAACGGCGCGGGGGCCTTCACGGCTGTCACCGCGCCCGCTGGCACGATCGTCGGAACGAGCGACACGCAGACGCTGACCAACAAGCGGGTCTCGCCGCGCATCGGTACGACGGCTTCGAGCGCCACTCCGACGCCGGATGCCGATGCGCACGATCAGTACAACGTCACCGCGCTCGCGGCAGGGGCGACGTTCGGCGCGCCGACAGGCACGCCGACCGACGGCCAGAAGCTGACGCTCCGGGTCAAGGACAACGGCACCGCGCGGACGCTGGCGTTCAACGCGATCTACCGGGCGCTGGGGGCAACCCTGCCGACCACCACGGTCATCAACAAGACTGTCTACATCGGCTGCATTTACAACGCGGCCGACAGCAAGTGGGACGTCGTCTCGGTAGCACAGGAGCTTTAATCCGGTGGCAACCAAGACCATCAAGATCACGGCGTCCGGATCGTTCACGCTTCCGACCGACCTCGACCCGGGTGTCGCCTGCACGGTCATCGCGATCGGTGGCGGCGGCGGCGGGCGGTCCCCTGCGTCGAACGGCGCAGGTGGTGGCGGCTCGGGTGGCATGTTCTCCTCGGCTGTGGTCAACCTGACCCCCGGGGCGACGGCCTACGCTTCCGTCGGCGCTGCAGGCGCTGGCGGCAGTGGGGGCGTTTCCAGCGGCTCAGACGGAGGCGACAGCTGGTTCAACAAGACTAGCAACGCTGCTCCGGCGTCTACGGCCGACGGCGCGCTCGCAAAGGGTGGCATCGGTTCGACGGGCGCGACCGGGGGCGTGGCTGTAGCCACGACCAGCGTCGTCGGTTCAACCAAGGCGAAGGGTGGC